TTAAGGTTGGTGCTTGAATAACAAAAGGATTGGGTAAATTAGTTGATGGTGTACTTGCAACTTGAGTCTTTGTGGCCCAGGTATAATGCGAGTCTTGATGCTCTATTAAAGTTAAATTGATTGTATAATCCTCATTAAAAGTAATTCCTAGAACCCTAAAATTTTTAGCACTAAAACCTAAAGATGCATGAGTAATACCTACTATATTACCAATAGCTAAATCATAAGCATCAAATCCAACTCTTAATTTTAAACCTAAAGCTTCTCTTGATCTTCTTAATATAATTTCTGCCATTTCCTCTGCTTGATAAGGAGAGGTAACACTTTTAAAATCAAATTTACCTTCTAATAAGAATCCTCCATCTGCAGCTTTCATAGTGGCGTGTTGATCTGCACTTGGTAAACCAGAATCATCAGTTGGTGGAAATTGCACCTCATCAACTTGGTAATTACGATCTGGATTTACAAAGGATACTATGACTCTGTTATATTTTTCATTTTTAGTAGGGCTTGACAATTCATAACCACCTATAATATCATCTTCCGTCAAAGTTATAGAAGCTGTCCCGGTAGTCTCAATAATAAGCTTATATTCACCAGCTGTATAAGGTAAATAACCTCTACAACCTTTTAATAAATCTCTTACGTTTTCTATTACCTTTTTAGATGTATCTAAAACAACATTGGTATCAAATATATTAATATCACTAGCACCTGAATATGGAGTAACTTGAGTTTCACATATTACAGAAGCATCATAAAAAGATTGTAAGTTAATATCAGATACAGATAAACCTTTTCCATATCTTTCATTAGTTAAATAATCTAATAAACACCAAGCCGGGTTAGTTGAGTAAGCTGCACTTTGGGCAACTAAACTAGAATTATAAGCTACAACCTTTTTACCTTTTACAATAGCTTGAACTTTAGGAATGCCTGTAAAAGCATCTTGATTCCAGGTAAATCTTAAAGCTAAGTAAGATAATCCTCTAAGTCTATGATTAGATCCCCAATTTGTTAATGTAGATAATAAGCTAGATGCTGCTTGATCATCTGATCCAAAATGTGGCTCAACTGTGATTAAACTTGCACTATTTTTATAAAAATTAGAATCAGAACTATTTACTGTTACTTGAGTATTATCTGCAAGATCTCCTGACCAAGTTACAGTTTTATCATCAACTCTTATTTCTGTAATATCTGATATTTCACCTTCAGATAAAACAAGGGCCATATATAAATAGGTATTATCTGTGCCAGAGCTTTCTAAGAATACTCTCGTGCCTCCTACAAGGCGAGTTCCATATATTACAGGAATAGATGCATCATTAGATTGCTTGTTGACTAATATCCCTCTTTCATAATCATCAAGCTCGGAAGTCCCATAATCAGGTATATCTATTTTAGGCGATAACCAAGATAGTGGCTTAGTTATAATCTTAACTGCACTTTTAAAAATTTTAGTTACTGATTTAAAAATACTGCCAAATCCCATTAAGCTCTACCCCATTTAATATCTTGTACTGTTTCAGAACTAAAATCCATTCCAACATCTGCTGAAAAAAATCTTTGCTGAGAGTTGTTATTAGTTTTGCGACCTGATGTTTTTTCAAAATCTGCCCAATGCGAAACCACAGCTAAACTAACTGTACTACTTGTTTCAGACTCAGATATTGAAAAAGAATCTATTTGACCATCATATAATAAAAAAGGATCTGCTATTAAGCTATTAGTATTGTCTAAAAAACCTCTATAAATAGTTACAGAATCATTAATTACATTTTCATTTAATACAGTAGATATAAAAGTTTGGTCTGCTCCAGATAAGCTTATCGTTAAGCTTGTTTTAGTAATATCTGTTTCCTCTGTAAAATTTGACATACCCAGGATAAAATCACTAGCACTATAAGTAACACTAGAACCAGATACTGAGCTTGTAAGAGAAAAAGAACAATCAGTTAGATTAACTGGAGTAGCAAAACCAATAGTAATAAGGTGAACTGGATTAATATCATTTGTTGCAAGTTCATTTTTTATCGCTGTTGTTAGGCTTCTCGTCATTTTCTATAGTTTTCCTGTTTACTTTGATTTTTCCAGTAACTTTGTATTTAGCACTTTCTGTAGGGAATTCATATTGTTTTAAATTTAAATTTTCAGCCTCTTCATCTGTTAGATGAATTGTATCCTCGGCTAACATATCAACGTTAATCCAGTATTTAATTTTATAAGGCTTCTTCGACATCTAATTCAAATTCGTATAATAAATTTCCTGAGTTGTCTGATCCTACTGCTCCAAATTCCTGAATATCATTAGTTAAATAAACTGTAAAAGGCACACTATCATATGTTACTCCTTCATCATCTGCTAGTGAACTAATCAAAGGGGGTTCAATTGTTACTGTAGCAGCGTTTGACGATGGAGTAACATCTGCAACAACCATATAGACCTTATTATGATTGGCAAACTTTAAAAAATCACCAGCTTTAAGTGATCCAGCAGTATCAGCAGTAAAACCATCTATAGCAATAGTCGTATCTCCAGCAGAGTGAGAACCATTAACTAATATTGTTCCTGTTTCAGATCCTCTAGCATCTTTTACTTCCGGGGGAACAATAGTAAAATTTTCTTTTCCTGATCTTTGTTTAATTATAAAGGCCATAAGCTCACCATATACATCTGATCTTTTTGCAGTAATAATTTTAGCAGTAAAAGCAAATCTTTGACCATCTATTTGCCTTGCCAACTTTTTGCCACTATCTGATTTAGAAATAATAGTATTTTGTATAGAGCGTATGCCCATAGTTGAAAATTCAGAATTGCTTATAGGAAAAGAACCACTCATTAGACTAAACTAGCTGCTCCTCTTTCATTTAAAGATTGATTAATAATATTAGATATAGTGCCTCTTGATCTAACTAATAGATCCTCAAATCCTGAAGCATCTAAAGTAGTTATATTAAAGTTTACTACAGCTCCACCAGTTCCTGTCCCTCTAGCATTTTGAGTAATTTGACCTGATTGATTTGGTATAAATAGTTCTGGGCCACGTTCACCAACTACAATAGGTTTGCCTTTTGATACCGCTCCTCCATTTGCAAAAAATCCTAATCCACTAAATAAAGACAATCCGCCTCTAAACATAGCTTGTTGTTGTAAAGCTTTTGTTTGTGCTTGTATCAATCCTAACTTTTGTCTTTCTTTAATAATTCCTTTATCAACTAAAATTTGCTCTATTCTTCTCTGTATGATTAAATTGATAGTAAATGATAATATATCTACTAATATTTTTTGTGCTAATTCTTTTAAAGTCATATTTAACTTTTTACCAAGAACAACTGCCTCTGCTAAAGCTCTAGAGAAACTTTTAACTCCACCTAATATAAATTTACCTATAGTTTCATTTACTGATTCTAAATCTTTTCTAATTTGCTCACCAATAGTTTCGCCTATTTTTCTAAATGATATTCCAGTTTCTTTTGCACTCTTTTCAATCTTTCCTAACTCTTTCATTAGATCAGCTAGTTGCTGTTTTGAAAGCATAATATTTTTATCTATTTTTTTTAAGAACTCATTAACAGTTTTGAATGCTGGCCCCATATCTTGAGCGTTTTTAGTAGCACCAAATATTTTATTAGTAATCTCATCTAGATCGACACCTAATTTTTTTAATAAACCTAAAATACCAACGATTGCTATTTTACCTGTTCGACCAAGCATTAAGAAACCTACAATACCTAATTCTCTAACGCCGGGAGGTAAATTTTTAACTACATCTAAAAGTCCAGCAAAACCAATACCGACTATTTGGAATATTGGTCTAAGTATATCTAATAAAGCTGCACCGCCTAATAAAGCTTGTTTTATAAAGTTAACTAATCCCTCACCTATTGCTGTTGAAAATCTTGTTAGAGCATTAGCATTCTCTTCAATCAATCTATTGGTAACTACTAAAGCATTTTTAATAAAATCAAAAAAACCAGCTCTATTTGTCTCTAATCTAAATTTAAATAGTTTATCTGATAGCATTGATAGAGTTCCTGTGAATGTAGTTGCAAGAACCTCAGTTGCTTTTCCAAATCTACCATCTGGCCCAAAGGTATCTTCTAAAGCTTTTATAGTTTCCTCTGCTGTAACTGTAGCACCAGCTTTAAATCCTAATAAAGCTCTAACACCTCTTTCTCTAAATACATCTGCTGCAGCAATACCACCGGCAAATGATCTTTGTATTTGCTCGGCTGTTTGTCTAAAATCTAATCCAGTAACTGCTGCAACGTTACCAGTAATTTTTAGGATACGAGTTAAATCGTCTGCATCTTTTGCTACAACTGCTAAGTTTCCTGATGCTGTACTAATCTCTTGTAGTGAGAATGGAACTTTAGCTGCAAAGCTTATTAAATTATTAAAAGCTTTCGTTCCTTCTTTTACGTTACCAAATAAGAAATTAAATCTAATTCCTAGGTTCTCAACTTCACTACCTACATTGACTAGTGATCTAATCGCTATACCACCACCAATACCAATAAGAGCAGATTGAATAGAAAATATACTAGCACGTAATCTACCAAGACCAGCCTGGACACTACCCAGTGCTGCTTTGGTTTTATCATTCGCTAATATATTAATTTTTAAGTTTGCCATTATTTAAGATTCTGTTTTCTACTATACTCCTCTTGCTCATGTAACATATAACCCAACCATATATTATATTCAGCTTCAGGCATATCCAAAAGTTGAGTCAATGTTAATTTTAGCCTGTCAGCCACTATTAACATATTTTTTAACTCTATGTCAGTATTTACTTTTTTTTTACTTCGTCAGGAGTGATAGATTGCACCATAGCAGTAGCAACTTTGGCAACGATCTCGCTATCTACTTTATGCATTAAAGTTAGTTTATCTTCTAAAGAAAATAATTTTTTACCATCCTTATCAATAGCTTTCATAATGATAATGTCGGCCAATAGACCTACATCATTGATATTAGATGATTTATCAAATAGCTTTTTCTTTTCAGAAAGAGTTATAGGAGACCAATAGATGACACTGGCTTTGCCTTCGTCATCTGCCCACTCTTCAATCTCAATAGATTGTACTCCGAGACTCTCAAAGTGAGACTTAGCTCTATTTAAAATACTCATAAAAAATTATTATACAGTACTCTTAGTTAAAGCTCCAGTTCCTTGAAAAGTAACACTTCTTGATACAATGCTGTCCATTCCATTTGATACACTCATACCTGTTACGATGCCACTTCCGCTAAAAGATTGGTCGCTTGCATCATTACCTTCAGGTAGAACTACAAAAGAAATTGAAGAACCAGCAGTTAAAGTTTCTTGCTGTGCATCTGTTTCATCATAGTGCATATCAATAGTTCCACTAAAACTAGTTCTACCAGCTACAAATGTTTTAGCTGCATCTGTTAAAGCTGTATCCTCTACAACGTCAGCAGTAGTTTCTAGAGTGAAACCAGTAACTTCACCGATGGCTGTGCCTCCAGCTGTTACGACTCCTTCTTTTCCGTGATGTGTTGCCATTTTTTATTTTCCTTTTTGGGTTTGGGTTTATTATTATCAACGAGTTTATAACCAAGACTTAAGTAATTATCAAGATTTAGTTCATTGATAGTAATCTCATTTCCGTTCTTTTCTAATTTTAAATCTTTAGCCATAATTATTTATAACAGATTATTCCTCTTCTTCAAACTCTTCTTCATCATCAACATCAGAATTATCATCATCCCAATCTTGAGGCTCATCTATTTCGTCTTTTAATTCGCTTAATAAATCCTTGATATTTTCAGTTTCAAAAGAAACCTTATCAATAAGCTCTTCTTTTTTATCTAATATTTTTTCTATCTTTTCTATAAGTTTGTCTGCTTTTGCCATATTTTATCCTTTCGTTATGGTGTCCCGGCTTGGAATGTATATAACACTCTTATTGTCATTCTGATACCACCAATAGGGAATAAAGTCCCTTCATCAGTTTCTACACTAACAACCTGGGTGTCTAATGCATATCCACCTCTCGTAATATCAGATTCAATCGCTGTTTCAATAGCTGTAACAAGTTCGTTCCTTTTTGTATCAAGGTTAGCCTCTGCTCCCTTAACAAAACCCAATAAAACAAAATCAAGCTCAGCTTGTCTAGTTTGTGATCCACTTCCTAATTCTATATCTTGTCTATTTTCCTCAGATGTTTGTAATATAACAGCCGGATATTGCTTATCAGATAGCTCATCAATATCAAAAGGTTGTCTAGTAGCCTTTTTAACATCCGGGCTAGATATAGCATCTATAACTGTAATTAAATTATTAGCGATATTTTCTCTATTGCTCATACGTTAAACTTTCTAATTTCTTTTTCTACAAACTTAATAAAGCTCTGTTGTATTATTTTCTCTGTTCTTTTGTCAAACCCAAAAAACTCTCTTTTTGGATTACCTGTAACTTGATTGAATACAGCTTTTTTAGCCTCTGCGTTTCTATTAAAAAAAACAGAGGCTTTTCTACTAGAGTGTACTTTGGTTGTTAACGATCCGAGCATATCTCCAGAATAAAATAAATCTATAGCGGTTGGTTTTCCCTCTTTTTGCAATTGTTCTAAATATGAATCTGAATAAGGTGCAAACTTTCTACGTTTAAAATCTTGTTGTTTTGATGTTAAAGTTCTAATTATATCTATTAATTGAAACCCAGCTTGGCCCAATCCCTTCCTGGTAATATTAGGAAATTTACGAAATACATCATTTAATCTTTTTTGAATAGATTTTACGTTACTTTTTAACGTGATTGTAGCAGCCATTATCTAATAAGTCTTCTAACACCATGCAAAGGCTCTCTTTCATTTACTGAAATAGTTGCATCTGCATCAGAGTCATATTCGACACCATCTTCTAGGATTGATCTAAATTCTTTATTGTATTCACTCATATAAAATTCACCCATACGCTCAAATCTATCTTTTTCAGTTTCTGGTCTGAATTTAGTTAAAGCCGGGCATAGAAAACGACCTAAATATAAATAAACACCAGCTCTTTCAAATTGATCTAGGTTAACTTTTGTATCAACCATTTCAGCAGTATTAAGAACAGTAATATCAGTATAAACATTGGTTTTATATACAGGCCACCATTCTATACGCAGTTGTCGTAGAATATCATTAGTGGTTTGTGCAAAAAAATTAACAGCTTCAGTATCAGTAGAAGCGATGCCAAAAGTAAAAGCATCTGGTTGATATTTAGTAATATCATCTGCTGTTATAACATCTGCTCCTGTATAATTAGCCATTTATTTCCTCTTGCATTTACATTCTTTAATATCAAAAAAAACACAAAAAAAACACTTAATCTTTTTTAACAGTTCTTCTTTTAGGCTTTTTAACTTCTTCTTTAACTTCTTCATATATTTTAAATCCTCTAAAATCATAATTTTTTTTGTTTATTTTATAGTCCACCATTGTTCTCTCAATGATTTTGTTACCTCTTTGTAGTTTAACAGTTTGTTGATTTGTATCTGTCATTTTAACTTGTGGCATTTATCCTCCTTGTTTGGCTAGTGGGGATTGCTCCCCACTAGTTAATTAGACTTACTGAATAGATGAGTCGTGATGTAACTCAACACCATAAGTGTCATGTACTTCACCAACACCATATACAGCAGTTGCAACGATTTCATCTGCTCTCAAAGATGCATCTCTTTGAGTTTCGATTTTTAGTCCTTGCATTTCTGCTAATGCGATTGCATCTCTGTGGAATGCAGCACCTTTGTAGTCACCAGCAGTACCAGTATTTGATACGTTAGATGATTCAAAGATTCTTAATCCAGCTAGAGTTCCTACAAAGCCATTTCTTAAAGCTTCGTTTGCTAAATCATTTGCATTTGCGTTTGCAAAAGTATTAGTCAAGTTAGCTTTTAAGTCATAAGCAATTTTAGGGTGTAATACTACAGCTGACTCGTTTAATGGAACTGCATTTTCTCTTAAAGTAGATGCAGCATTAAAGATAGCAGCAGCAGTAATAGCAGTTGTGCCATCGCCTATAGCTGTTGAGAATCCATCGAATAAACCGATTAGATCCTGATCTTGTTTTTTAGCAATACCTTCACCAAATAGTCTGCCGATGTCAGCAGCTACGTTTCTTGGTGCAGCATTTCTTGCTAAGTCTGTTAATGTTGTCATTACACCAATTTCCGATGCAGTAATAGTTACTGAAGTCGGATTAACTGCAGTGTTTGACAAGTCTGTTGCTTCAGAAACAGCAGCAGCAGCTACAGCTGAGTAAATTGGTATCTCAACTGACTTTCCACCACCAGAGATAGCGTAATTTCTTACTAAACCTCTCATGATAGATTGTTCTTGTACTACAAACTGTGCCTCGGCAACGATCTCAGTATATAGCTCACTGAGTGTTGAGCTTGTGCTTTCGTTAGCCATGTGTTTGTCTCCTAATTATTTAAGTTTATTTTGATCGCACCAGCGTCACGTTTTTTACGATACTCATCGTATTTTTTACGATCCTCTGGATTGGTCATATCATAGTCGCTGAGATTTCGAGGTTTAACAGCTTTACCTTCGATACTACTCTGGCTTCCTGATCCAGACAACGACCCTTGACGGAAATGTGGGTTAGCATCTAAAAACTCATTAACTCTGTCATCGACGTTAAGAAGTTCACCTTTTGGATTATATCTGATATTTCCATTGCTATCAAGGATTTCTACTCTGTTGTCATCTGACAGTTTAATTTCTGATTTTAACAAAGCTGATACTTGTTGTGGGTTTACAGCTTTGTATCTTCCAGCAGCAGATAAAATAGCATTATCTATTTTTTCTTTTGCCATCATATCTTTAAAACGTTTAATCTCATCGTCTTTTTCAGCAATACGTTGTTGCATTACTTTTTCTAGATCCGATTTAGTTTTAGCTTCAGCGATTTCTTTTTGTTTTAAAGCTTCTGCTTCTGCTTTTTTTTGATCTTCTAATATTCTATCATATTTTCTTTTTTCAGACTCAATTCTGCCTTTAATGATATTATCAAGTTGATCTTGAGTAAAAGTCATTTGCTTGGCTTGTATTGTAGTCTCTTCTTGTTTTGTTTCTGTTTGCTCTACAGATACTTCATCTGTATTTGATTGTTTTTGTTCTTCGCTCATAAAGCTCCTTATATTGTTAGTTTTCCGTCATCGTCATACCAATCAGGATTGACGTAACTCCAAGAATGCCGACAATTGTATCCACCACGAACGACCAAAGGATCACCGGGTTTTTTACCTTCCCAAGATCTTCCAGCCCATAGCTTTCTAACTTCTTCGATTGTAAATACATTGTTGATTCGTTTTTTATATACACCATTAATAACATTACGACAATGGCTCCTTGTAGTTGGGATAAC